CCGTCGCAAGCCTAACAGTTCCAGCAGCCATAAGCCTAAGCGCAAGGGGGACATTTGCAAAAGTAAACAGCAATGCGCCGCCAAGCACAAGCAACGCGCCGCTCAAAATTGCAGTTACTGCGCCAATAGGCCCTTTCATTGCGTTTTGGATTGCTTCCCAATTAACGGTTGCAGATGCCGCCAAAGATGCAGCGCCAACCAAAAGCAATCCTACTCCGAGCGGAATATTTGCGCCTGAAAGAGCAAGTATGGCGCCAAGTACAAGGAAGGCGGCTCCAACAATACCGGCAATTACATCTATGTTGTCACTTATAAACCCTGTTATGGTATCCCAGTTGACGGCAACAACGGTGGCCAAAGATGCAGCGCCAGCTATAATCATGCCAATTCCAAGCGGGATGTTTGCGCTTGTCATAACAAGGATTATGCCAAGAGCAAGCAAAGCTCCGGCTACAATAGCCACTATAACCGCAAGTGATCCTTGCAAAGTTTCTGCAATAAGACCCCAATTTTCGGAGGCGGCACCATATACCGCCAACGCACCAGCAACCATCAGAGCAATGCCGATCGGTATATTTGCGCCAGAAAAAGTCAACACTGCGCCCAATGCAAGAAGGGCAATTCCGGTAAACAAGGTTGCAACGGCAGTCAATCCGCTGCTGACTGTGCTTGTGAAATCCGGTGCGATTCCACCGCTTGCACTTGACCCTCCCAAGCTATCGGAATCTCCGTTCATTGTGTTCAGCTCATCGAAAGGTGCCAGATATTTACTGGCTTTCTTCGCGGCAGAACCAACACCATCAATCGCTTTTTGCTGGTCATAAAGGCTTTCAGCCGCTTTCTGAGAAGATGCAAGAGTGTTTCCAAACAGTGCAGATAGCAGCCGGGCAGCTGTATTTACCACCGTTGTAAGCACATTTGCGAGTAGCGTAAACGCCGGGATAACGATGTTTACAATCGGCTGGGCCATTGTACGCAGCGCACCTTTAAGCTTGGCAACCGCCGCCATTGCATCGGTGTTTGTCTGGATCGCCGACCACATATACTCCCTGATTTTGCGCAGTGCAGCTGTAATCAGCGTAAAAACAAACACACGCCTTGCAAGCCCCTTGATTCGGTTCCCAAGCTTTGTGAATCGCTTCCCGGCTTCCTCTGCAGCGGGGGACAACTCTCTTGTGCCATTTTTTGCTCCAGCAAGCTGCCCACTGAGTTCTCCCGCTTTTCTCTTTGCATTGTCAAGAGACGCAGCGGTTTTGTTGATTTTTGCATTGATCGTTTCCACCTTTAACGCCGCCGAATCAAACTCTTTCTGCATGGCGTTCACTTGTGCTTGCTGGTTTGCAATCGAGTCGGATGTAAAAAATTCCGCTCCGCTTTTCATATGTTCAAGAGTTGCTTTTGCCGAATCGAGATTTGCGCCGAGCTGTGCCGACTGCTCTACCAGCGGGAGCTTTTCTCTTTCCAGATCATTTAGTTTTTCAGATAAACCAGAGATTTTCCTTGTAAGTGCATTGAGCTCTTTTCGCGCCTGCTTGTCGTCAACGTTTACTTCCAGCACGACAGACCCATCCGCCATTGAATCACCTCATTTCGCTTGACTTTTTGCATTTTTTAGTCATAATAAAGATATAATTGTTTATAGGAGGAGAAAATATGGATGCTGTTATCGGAGTATTGAGTGTTATAGGCTTTATTGTTTCTCTTGTTTTGATTGTTGTATTTGCAATCAAAAAAAAGAAAGTTCTTCCGCCATTAATTTCGCTTGTGTGCTGTTTTACGATATTTGTGGTTTGCGTCGCATTGCCGGATAGTTCTTCGCCTTCGCCTGCGCCGAATACAGATAACAAGCAGAGTGAACAGACCGATGAGGAAAAGGCCAAAGAAATGCTAACAAAGGCCAGCAATTCCTTTGAAAAAGGCGATTACATTGATGGCATTTCTACTTGCAAAAGCATTCAGGAATCTTATCCTAATACCAATGTTGCTGCCGGTGTGCAAGATTTTCTTGCGGACAAATTTGCCCAATACCAAAATTTTTCGGCAGAAGACCTAATGAACGAATATATTAATAATGTCGTAAACGCAGATAAAAACATCACAGGAAATCCAGTAATTGTTTCAGGCGTTATTAGCAAAATAGATAAAACGGGTTCGACCCTTGCGGTTTTACTGAGATGCGATCAGGTCTTTCATGTAATACAGCTTAATTTTAGGAGCTCTGATGAATCCGCTGTTGCCGCATTAAACCCGGGAGATGTAATCAAGGTCATCGGCAAATGTGACGGATTAAGCGGAAAGATTCTGCTTGTATTTGATAATAAAACAAATGTAATTTTATCAAACTGCTACATAATTGATTGATTTGCAGCCGCCCCCCAAAGGGGCGGCTTTTATCATGTCCACTTGATGATAATGTCCTCGTCCCGCTTGGTATATTGCCGTTTGAAATCCACAAGATGCTTATTCTGCTTGTAAAATTCCTGATCGGATTTATCAAGCTTTTGATTTTTGGATTTCTTCTTGCGGATGCTTACCACTTGGGCAAAGGTGCAATCACCTATTTCTTGGTATGCGGCTATAAATGTCCACCAGTGCAGATATTCAAGGGAGCGGATTTCCGTGCCAAGCACGCGATTTATGGGGCTTGCAATCATCGGGAAATCCTGCTGCCAATCCATGAGCTTGGGGCGCTTTTCATCCCGGCATTCTTCCTCGCCGCAATTTATAAAGGATATGCATTGCCGCACCGCGTTCTCATATTCCATGTATGGGATATCCTCGTAATCCGGGTAAAACATTTCCATCACTGCCTCTGCCTTATCGGCGCTGTCCAGCTCCGGATCGGAAAGCATTTCCAAAATGTCCAAAATGTCCCGGTAATCAGACCGAATGGCGTATTCCATCCCGCCCAGCTCCACGGATTTTGGCAGGCTGTATCTCATTTGTGGTACTTCTTGGTGTACTTGCTAATGCGCGGGTTGGTAAGCTTCTGCTCCCGGGCATACGCAGTATCCATTTCGTCCACCAGCGCAAAAAGCAAATTTGCCCAAATGGGGAATCCGTTGGCCAGTGCGTAAAGATTCAGCTCACCAAAAAGCGGGGTGCAAATATCAAATCCGAAGACTTCTCCGTTGATGATCTCCCGCATTTCCCGGTCCATCTTTTGACCAATGTCAAAAATTTCCTTTTTATCGGCGTTTTTTTGCACTTCGTCCTTATACCCCTCGTTCATTTTGTCGAGTTTTTCAAACGCGGAAAAAAGCCGACGAGACAGGCCCATATCCAGCGGGTTAAACGCAAATTCACATTCTTTCCCGTCGGTAGTCACAAAAGTTTTAGTGACTACGCCGGTATCAATTTTGATGATATTTTCGTTCATGGTGTCCTCCGATTTATTTGTATATTGCGTGATAATGGGGCGGGAACCCCCGCCCCTATTTTTTACTGTGCGGCAGTAAACTCAATCTTGCCGGCAGCGCCCTTCGCCACGGTCCCCAGAGTGCGGGTCCCGCCGTAGGTAATCTCACTGGCGATGTTTAGGGTACCGCCGCCCTCGCCACCGATGGAGGTCACGGCAATGGCGCAGGAATCATAACGCTCGGCAAACTTTGCATCTCCGCTGGTGGCGTAAAAGTGGCCGATCATCATGTCCTGGTTGGCCAGCGCCTGCGCATCGTGGTCTTTTACGGCCAAATTCCACATTTTAACGGCCGCCGCATCACCAGCATCCAAGGGGATGGGGTCAAAGGTCTGTGTAATAACGGGCTTTTTCATGGTTGTGAATGTGTTCCCCAGCACATCCTGCTTGCTCTCCTGGCCCCAGTCCATTTCCTCGCTGGTGTCCTCCACCCGCTTGCCGATAGCACTCCACACAGGGGACTCGGAGGAACCCGTATTCAGGTATGCGATCAAAAGTTCGCGGTCAATGGTCTGACCTTCCGGTGTTGTAAAAGTCATATCTGGCATTATGTATTCACCTCGTAATTCATTTTCATTAAGATTTGATGATCTTCGTCGCCGTTTTCATACACAGCGAACAAAGAAGATCGCGTAGTAGGCTCCAGGCTTACAACGCGTTTTCCGGTACCAATGTCGGGACGCTTGCCGGTCGCCCAATCTCCGATAGCGTTTAACGTCTCGTCCGCTGACAGCCGTTTGTCCATGCTGTTGCCAGGCTTAACCCGGTAAATGATTTTGAATTGGTATTCCGCTTGGTAGCCCCCCAAAACATATCGTTTAACGATATAGGCCGCCTGGATGGTAGAAATGGCCATTGCAGAGGTGTCGGCGGGCAGGAACTCAAATCGTATCAAATCCACCGGCAAATCCGGATATGTGTTCAGCCAAACCAGCAGCTTGCGAGATACCTTGTCCTCTTCCGCTGCCGATACGGTTTTTTTAACTTTGTCCAAATTTTTCCACCGCCTTTTTTGCAATGCGTACCCATTTATCCAGGTTCTGCGCTTTGGAAGCCTCAAACCAATGGCTCTGTGCTTGCGGGTGCATCGCCTTGGAAAATACAAGGTCTCGGTTTGTCAAAACCTTCGTCCCGCCCTTTGGCGCAAAGGTGCTGCCGGTTTGCGGATCAACCATGACTTTGCCGTAGTACAAAAACCTCGCATAAGGCCCTGGGTAAATAATTTTGTTGCCGTCTAACCTCGTGCGTATTGTTAAAGATCCTGTAAGCGCAGGGACAAACGGCGCGGTGTCTTTTATTACCTGCTGCCCCACAATGCTTTCCGCCCGGGTGCAGCTTTCAGCCATTTTGTCCTTGATGGCCTCCATGCCGCTAAAATGCATTGAAAAGGTAACGCCCACTTATTTTCCACCCACTTCCCAATGCTGCATATCCGCGCTGCCAAAGTCTTTTGCGTCAACCTTAGTCACATTCCAGCAATTATCGTGCGCCAATGCCACACCCTCGTTATCCGTTACAAATTCGCCTTTGACGAAAAATGTATCGCCACCGTTGCCGGTGGTGGATAGCGTCCATAGGCCCGTCCTGTCGCTTGAGGCCAAAAATGCTTGCGGCTCTGTATATGTCTTGGGCTTTCCGCTAAATCCATCCACAGCTTTTACCGTAAATGGGATATACAGGTTTACTGCGTCGGCACCTTCCAGCCCGCTTTTGCGCACGTTAACGCCCTTTGACGCCTCGCAGAACACTCCATCAAGCACGGTTACATATAGGTTTGTGACATCTTTTAGCGTGGCAGGGTCCGTTTCACGCACGACGTTGTAAACCGTTACAGTGTGGGGAGTGTACATCTGCAACCACCTCCGCGATACAGCAGCCCTGTATGGGCAAGGTATTCCATGCACGTTTCCGCCAGCAATTTTCTTGCGCCGTCCGTGGCACTCAATGCAGCAGCGGCGCTTTCTCCGCCGCTGGCCAGTGTACGAGAATACCCGCCTACCGTTTCACTTTTCACGTCATCGCCGGCAAGCGACGCCGTCAGCTTGGCTGCGGCAAGTTGCTGCGCAGTCTCGATCAATTGATACTTGTCCACCAATGCGCAGCAACACATCTTTACATCGTCCATATCAGCGTTATCTTTCGCCCGGTTTTGGGTGTAGTAGTCGAGGAAGGAGCTGGCCCGAACAGCCAGACGCGGAAAATCTTCCTCGCTCACAGAACCCATATAGATTCCGGCGTAGTATGTATAATCAGCGTATGTCATACGGGCCAGCTCCTTTCAGATCAAGAAACGGTAACGGTAGCAGTGCCGGTCTTGGTGCCGTCCTGCTTGGACTTGGCCGTGACGGTGATACTGGTCTTAGTCTCAGCGGAGCCGATAGTCAGCAAGCCGTCTTCGCTGATCTTGGACTTCGTGCCATTCTGGCTCCACTCGACCTCTCCGTTGATGATGCCCTCGCCGGTAACGGCAGCAGTAAACGCCTTGCTGTCGCCCTTTGCCATCGTCGCGGTAGCGGGCGAGACGGTAACACCGGAGATGTCGCCGCCCTTTCCGTACACGGAGAACGGGAACGGATCAGCCTTGTCCACGTTGTAAGCATTGACGGGATTCGCGATCTCCCAGCCGAGACGCATGACCGCACGGAGAGCGACCATATCGTTCTGCATGAGGTTGTAAGTGATGGCCTTGGTGGTGGGATCCTGGATAACACCCTCGGTGAAAATCTTGAACGTCATGTCCTGACGGATGGCGTAGACGAGCTGGCTCCAGTCACCGACGATCATCTGCGCCTGCGCAGGATCGAACGCGCCATTCATGGGGAAGTACATATCCATGCCGTCCAGGCCATAGCGGGTAGCGCCCTGCATATCGGACTTGAAGATGGGCTGGCCGGTGGTGTCCTTGAGGCCGCGGAGCTTGCCGCGCATCTGGATGGCTGACATAACGCCGTTGGGGTTAAAGCCGTCCAGCTCGACCTTGGCGATCAAGCCGCTTTCGCCCATGATGTCGCTGAAAATATCGGAGCTGATGGGCACACCGTTGCCGGCAGCGACAGCAGCAGGAACAACGCCAGTGCGCCAAGTGCTCGGCTTGTTCGTGCCAAACAAGATAGCCGCGTCGATGACCTTTCCGAAAGCCTCGGTCAGTCGGGGCTTGACCTCGCCCCAAATGTCATAGTCCGCATCGTCCAAAGCGGCTTCAGGGATGGGGACGATAACCGCGATTTCCTCGGCATACAGCTTCTTCTTGTCCCACGCCATCTTGGTGGTCTGCTTGAAGGCGTCGCCCGCGCCGTCACCGGTCGCTTCGCCGTTGACGAAATACGCAGAGGGAAGCGCGTCGAGCACGTTGATGGTCTGCGTCTTACTGGACATATTTGCCAACCTGCGCCCCATGCGGAGCACTGCGGATTCCGCGATAGCGCCCTGCATGATTTCACGGGTTACGGGTTCCGGGATAAGACCGGAAAGCGCGCTTCTGTCAATGATGTTTGCCATGTGTTTTTCTTCCTTTCTTTACTTCAATGCGCCGCGAATGAGACTATTCATCGCGGCATTGATATCCACTTTCTTTTCGCCGCTGCCCGCCGGAGCCGTCCAATCAAACTTGACCTTTTGCCGGTTTTCTGTGAGCTTATCAACGGCCTGCTCAAAAGTGGTCTTGTCGTCCACCATCCTGAGAGCCTTAAACGCGATAAACTCTGCATCATCGCCGGTCAGCCCTTTGGATAGAACGTATTTGTCGCGCTTCATCTGCTCGATCTCCGTCTGTGCGGCGGTCAGGGCGGACTTGCTTTCCGCAAGCTCTTTGTCGCGCTTTGCCTGCCGTTCCTGCTCGGTTTGCTGGCCGTCTTTCCATGTGCGGTATGCGGTGATTTCTTCCTCGCTGGGGATGCCCTTCATTGCCTTTGCAAGGCGCTTGCCGATCATGGCATCCACTTCCTCCTGCGTGAAGGTCTTCGCAGGTGTGGCCTCCGGCGCATTGGCCGGGATTTGATTGGTGTTGGTGCTAATTTCGCTCATTTGATTTACCTCCGTTTATTTCCTGGGCCGTCGCCCAGCGGTTTAACGCCTCTCGGCATGGATCACAAAACAAAAAAGAGCCAACCGACTACAAAACATAGTCAGTTGGCTCTTCGTGCCACTTCCGCGCGCTCAATTGCGCCACGGGAATGCTATTTACTTTTTCAGTTCTTCCGCCTTAATGATCTGCGCTTTTACGCTGCCATCCTTCATGCCCTTTAGCTGTACCCGCAGGCCGTTTTTTAGTGCCCGTTCAATGGCGGCTTTTAGCTTGTCATCAATCATCCAGCACCTCAATGCTTTCGATTTCTTCCGGATAAAAAACATTGATTTCTCCGCTATCCGCTTCTACTACCATGTTATCTTGGTCATCGTTGGATTCGAGTGCATCTAATACAGCAATTACCTTTCCCTCAAACGATTTCCCCGTTGCTGTCAAAATTTTTACACGGGGAAGTCGATTCGCATAATCCCAAATGTTTACCATTTATTTATTCTCCTTCGGCTCTGTCGGAACTACATGAGTGCCTTTTTTTGAATAGTAAATACCTGCTCGATTTGTTTTGTGATAAGCATTATTTTTATAATAACGGCCTATCGTCGCATCTGCATTTGCAAACTCTACAATTTTAAGCGCTCCATTTTTTTGTTTTTGAATAGTGACCGTCCCCGTTCCCGAGCGGCTGTCTACAAACTCTTGCGCCTCTTGCATTGTGATTGTCATCACGCTTTGCGGAGTTTTTCCATTTGAGATTCTTTGCGCCTTATATCTTTCAAACTCCATTGTTCCTTCAATGTGTCGAGCTTGTACCTGTGGCCGGATTACTGTGGAAATCTCCCCGCTTGCAATTTTCTCTTTTAGTATAGCAATATTTTTTTCGTTTTGCAACGCCGCTTGTTCTGCTTCCGATTGGCGCTTTGCTTTTAATGCTTGCGCCGCCGCCTCGCTTTTTTCGTCGCCGTAAAGCACTTTTAGTCTCTCTCTCTGCTCCGGCAGCCCCGCCGCCTTGCTAAACTCCTTGTATTTGGCATTTAAACGCCGCAGCTTAATGTTTGCGGTGGTGGCATCTCCGGTTAGCCCTGCGGCCTCATATGCGTTTTTAAACCGCTTTTGCTTGCGTATGGTGCGCTCTATGCGGCGCTGCATCTGCGTAGCCTCATATGCAGTGTATTTCTTGCCGTCGTACTCGCAGCCAAGTCCGTCATCAATGTGCTGTAATTGCTCGTCTGTATAGGTGCGCTCCGACACGCCCTCCACCCAGGGATAGCGCCTATGGCGGCAGTTTGCGCCCTCCAGCCCGTCCACAGCGCCCAGGCCGCAAGCATCGTATATGCTTGGGTAAATATCGCCGGTGCGTATGCTGTAAACCTTGCCCTGCCAATCTTTATGCGATGACCACGGGGACGGGCCGGGTACATCACGCGCCCCGGCGTGGGCGGACACCTCATAATACGGGGTTTCTAAGTATTCCGCCGATTGCTCGGTATATTTGGCACAAAGCTGGGAAACGCCTGTCATTACCGCCCTGCGGGCCGCCACATCGATAGAATCATGGTGCCCGCTCTCATAGTCAACTACCTTCAATCCGCTGTCTGCAAGTTGCTTTACTGCCGTCTTGATGGCCTGATTGTAGCTGATCGCGCCGCTCTGAATTTGCATTGTGGCATTATCCAGAGCCCATTGGTATGCTTTGGCAGGCGGCAGCATCGTGCGGCCAGCGTCTACCAAGAAACCCATTGATGCGGTTAGATTGCGGAACGCATCCTGCGTCTGCGCACTGATTGCCACAACTTCCGCAGCGTCAACCAGTGTTTCCGGCTGCGTGATGTGCGCAAGGTCAATCAACTCGGTGTAATACTTTTGGTTGCGCTCTACCACATCGTCAAACAGCTTGTTAAGATTCGTTTTGCTGATGCCCGTTGTCTTGCGGATTGCCTTTTCGATGTCCTTTAGGTCGATGCCGTGGGAGCGTAATGCGCGAATGTCTTGCACCGTTACCTCGTTCAGCTCATACGCGGCTTTCAGCCGGGAGCAGATTTCTTCCAGCAGCGTTATCTCAAGCGCACGGAACAGTTCTGCAAGTTCTTCCGGCAGTGCGTCAAGTAATTCCGGGGTAAACGGATACCGGCTCATCTTTCACAACCCCAAAAGTCCCATTATTTTCTCCAAATCCCATCACTATACCTCCTCGCTGTCTGTATCGGTAAACGCTCTCGCCAAATCGTCGATAATCTGGTGCATCAGTCTATCACTCACGCTGTATTCGTCCTGACACCAGAAGGAAAATTTCAAGTGCAATAACTCATGCACCAGCGTCTTTTCAAAACTGAACGGAACAATGCGGTCTCCGTAGAACTTGGGGTCAATAATTTCAATACAGGCTGTTTTGATGGACTCTTGCCATTCAGTACATCCAGAAACTTTTTCCACGCTCATATCATCGGGATTGCAATGAGTTACAAGATTGATTCGCCAGTCCCACAAGCCGAGCTTTCGCTTCCACTTTTTCAGCAGAGCAACTTCTTCAACTGTTGCTGTCATCACTCTACCTCCTGTTGCTTCTCGTCCGTCATGTCCTGCATCTTCGGCAGCGCCGCCTTTGCTGTCGCCTCGTCCTCGTTCATCCACTTCATGCGGAACTCCCAGTCGTTCATGATGCCCGCCTGCAAAAGCTGCATATCGCGGGAAAAGTCGGTTTGCTTGTCCTCGATGATGCTGTCATCAAAGTCGATGGAGATTTCCACATTCTCATTCAGGCCAGCGTTCATGGCTGTGTTGCCCAGCCGAAGCAGAATGCGGCACAGCTCCACGAGCGCCTGCTCGAGCACAATTTCATGCTTTTTGATGGTGCGGAACATGGTAGAGTTTTCGCTGATAACTTGCGTTGCTGTCGCAACGCTGCCACCGTCAAAGCGGTAATAGGTCTCGCCGAAGCCGCACTTGCTGGACAAAATGTTGAGCTGATCCTGAATGCCGGTGTTGTGCTCCGCCGTCCGCAGCGTCATATCAATGGGAGTTACAACTGCGCCGCCTTCTGTATCTTCCGGCATAACGTAAAACACCACATCGTCAGGGTCAAAAGCAGGGGTGCCGTCAAGATACTGCGCCGCAGACGGCTTGACCATGATGCGCTTTTTCCCGAGCTTGAACTCATTGACGTAGCTATCATAAGCAATATCCACGCCCTGCATTACGTCGATAGCATTTGCATACACCGAAATGCCGGTCGGAAGCAAATAGTTAAAGTTATTCGCAATGTTGGGTCGGTCAATGACAAATTGACGCTTATCGCTTCCGGTATGTACAACAGGGGGGATGCGCTCAAAGCCCTTAACATTGGTCAGCGCTTCGTCTGCAAGTTGCTCATTATCATACCGATAGATTCGGTTCTCAATGACGTATTCGCCGCCGCCCTCTTTTCGGTGGATTTGCAGATAGAGGTAATCGCGCCCGCCCCTTGTAACTACAGAGGAAAACGCGCACTCGCTTATATATCCGTTCTGCCATGCCAGCGGGTAGATATTTTCGATGGTCACATAGTCCAGCACAATGCCGGAGGCGTTGCCGGGTACGATTTCGCCGCTCTCGTTGACCTCTTGCCCCACCACGCGGGGAATGTAAGCCACAGTGCCCAGCGCGGACTTCATTTCCTGCATCTCATTCGCCTTAATGGTAAAATTGTTCTCCGTCAAGATGCGGTCAATAAATTCCTGCTCCTTGTTCCCTTCAAGCGTGATCTGCACTTTCTCGTTCATGAGCAGATTCGCCCAATCCTCGCACAGCTTCTTTCCCATTCCGAGGGAATACCGCTTGCAATTGACCATGCTTTCACCGTTACGGACGCGGTAATTGTGGAAGCCCTTTACATTCCCCTGATACCAGCTTTTCCACTCCGCAACCTTGCTGTAAAACGATTCGGGGATCGTGGTATAGCCAAGCTCGTTAAGTTTTAAGATAACTGCATTGCTCATGCGATAACTCCCATCCGACGGGAAATGCGCTCAACGGCGTACCGGGTAGCATCTATCAAGTGGTTATTCTCATCCGGGTAGCCGCTGATAATATCTCCGTCTTTGTTTCGGTCGTATTCGTAATTCACAAACTCGTTGTATGCGTTTGGCGTACGTTTTCGGTCAATGACGATCTTGCGCCGCTGCAACCACTTCATACCATAGTCAACAGAGCCGGGGCCTTTTACCGCCGCTTTTGCCGGAAGGCCCATAGCGCGGTAGTCCGCTACGCTTTTAGGCTCCGCGCTGTCGCAGGTGATATATGCGTCTTTATATCCACGCTGAATGATGATGTTGCCGCTTGCCTCGTTCGTGAGCTTGTTTTGGTATATCTCGTCCATCAGGTAGATAGTCTCCCGCGCACTGTCGTAGTGCAAACGGATAAAAGCAAAGGGGTCAGGAAACCAGCCGTAGTCCACGCCTTGGTAGATGTGGTCGAAATGCGACATTTCCTCGTCGGTGATCTCCCGCAGCTCCAGGTTGTCAAACACATTGCCGCCCGTACCCACAGGAATTCCCAAATACTCATGCTGGTACGCTCTCTCGTCCGTGGCCTTGAGATGTTCCGCCTCCGCTAAAAACTGCTCGCCCAGCCACTCCGGCGGGGCTTGCAAGTACGTTGACTTGTGGCACAGCCTGTCTGTGCGTTCTTCCAGGCTGTCCTTGTTCGCCCAGTTATCGCGGCTTATCGGCGGGTTGTAGCTTTCAAAGTTCCAATACTTTGAGCCGCCGCGCATTGTGGACTGCAGAATGTTTCGGATTTCCGCCCTGCCGGCAAACTGGTCTTTTTCCTCAAAGTGCGTCACGGCGATATAGCCAAACGGCACCTTGATAGACTTGATCTTCATGGGATCGTCAGCGCCACGGAACATGATCTTCTGACCTGTAGGCTTGTAGATCAGCTCCATCGGGGAAACCTTTGCTTCCCAATACGCCGCCATGCCCAGTTCCCCGATTGCCCAGATGTACTGCGCATAGACGCTATCGCGGATCGTATTTGCCACCTTGCGCAGCACGAGCGCGTGTGTGCCCGGATTGTTTATCAGCAGAAGGGGCACGAGTACAGACACCGTGGACGACTTCAGCGAACCTCTCCCACCGCTGAAATCGTAATGCGTGTGCCCATGATGGAACACATCGTGGGCCACATCGTAAAAAGCCGAGCCGATTTTTTCTGACAAGAGAATATCAGACATCAATAACCACCTTGACGGAATCCGTGCTTATTTTTGTCACGTTTACTTCACGCCATCCGAAATTGCAGCCAAGCGAGAATTTCGCGCCGTTCGCACCGTCTTTGTCGTAGAGCCGAGATTCGGCGTATTCCTCGCAGCGGGACTTCGCGCGCGTAACCGCGTCCGCAAACTCTGGCCTTGCTTGATAATCCAGCAGTGCTTGTCTTCCTGTGAATCCAAGCGCCAATGCAAGCCCTGTGATTGTCGGGGGCTTTGCGTTGATGATGATCGGCATGCCGTACTTATCGCGCACGGCACGGCCGTCATCTCCGATAAACAGTTCACCTTCGCACTCTTTGAAATAAGCGTCAATGGCTTCTTGCATTGCCTTTACGCTTTTCCATTTTCTTGGCGCTCCGCCAGCCATACGCTCACTTCCTTTCGTTTTGCTACCAGCCCCCACCCCTTGGCCTTACATAGCAGTCTTTACCCGCCCCGCAGTCTCTACCATCACCCCACGCATAAGCGCAAGCCTTCGATTTTGAGGGGCATACACATCTTGCGTGTCCGGCTCTCCCCGGGCCAAACATGGTACGCAAGATCTTCTTTATCGGCTCCCGGCTGCGCTGCGTCTTCCTACCAGCCATCAGGAACTTTGCAATTATACCAGCCGCCTGATACTTAGCTTTTTACGCTTCCTCGCCCGCTGGCCGGTATGGTACGGCATTGCAGTCCTGCCCTGCTTTAGCGCTTCAGGGAAAGTCCCCGTCACTCGCTGTGGTCTCCCCTTACGGGGTACCTATGCCGCATATGTCCCCTCTGGGTCACATCGTTGATAGGTGCGAGGGGTCCTGTTTGTGCCGTGTGGGAGGTGCGACCTCCCGCCCCGGATCGTGGGGTGCAACGAGCGCACGGCATATAACAACAGCCCATAGGTTTCCCTACAGGCTGTTTGTGCCGGTACGCCCGTTTCCGAGTCCGCTTGCGCGGTGCGCCCAATACCGGCGGCGCATAGAAGGGAGGAAAAGTGATGATTGGGAAATCGCGTGAATGACCATGTCCTATCATCCACTGTACCTATTGTAGCACATCATTAAGTGGAATTTGTGCCAACTTTTTCAGCAAATCCGCAATATATGGCGATGTCGTGCAAAAACTGTTCTTTCCTCCTGCTGAATGTCCGCTCGCTGATCCCCGGCACAATGATCCTGTTGCGGGAATACTTGTGCTTGCCCTGACAGTTGCGCATGATGCCCTGTGTAAGCTGCTTGCGGACGCTCTCGCTCTCCAAATCCAGCCCGCAGCGGTCTATGGCGTATTCTACAGCCCGCATTTTCTTGGTTTCCGGCCAGTTCTCTATGGCTGCAAGCTGCTCCGCCTTACTCTCGGCAGGCCTACCAGCGCCCGATCCAGTTGGCATGCCTTCTGTGGCACTATGCGTCCCGTTTAGAATCTCCGCCCGGGCCTCGCGATACGCCCGTACCCGGCGCGGATACCCACGCACATAAGCAATGCACTCCAACCGCACGTCATAAGGCAGTGTCGCCTTTTTGCTCATTTCCCCTCCTTTACTCCGCGCTGTTTACCATCTTATATTCGCCCCGCAGGGCCTTTTCTATGTCCGCCATCTTGATATATCCGTTGTTTTTGGCCTCCACCAGCTCTACAAGGCATTGCTGGAGGTATTCCAGGCTGCGGGTGTCGTGCTCGTCCGCCGTCTCCTCGCGCACATGGAATCCGAGCTTGTCCAGCAGCACACAGGAAACATTGTCCATGCATTGTTTGGTGCCATCCAGGCGGCCCAGTTCGTAAGCCTTAGCTGGATTATTTGGCACCGGTCTGCCGTTTGCCCTTTTGAGCATCGCTATTACCCCTTTCCTCGTATTTGCATACGCCCGGTGTATTTGCCACTGGGCAATAATCCGCACACGCCGGGCAATCTGCGTTTACGCAAACCTCGTCTTGCATCCACTTGCATTCATCAATCATCGCCGTCACCGTCCTCCAGATATTCGCACCACGGAAAGCACTCTACGTCTGATCCTATTGCGGGGCATTCCAGCTCGTTAGGGCAAGTGCAAATTAACATTCCGCACCCTCCTTCCGTTCGCCGTAGGAGCAAAAATCATCGTAATTGCAGGAACGGAACTGCTCATTGCAGCTATTCATAACTCGGATATAACAGTCCCCATCTGCTCCATCAGCGTTCTGAGCATACTCCCTGGTGTATTCCATGAAGTATTTGCAATCCCTACACCGCACCACCGGGGCCACATCAGCGGCGGGAGCATCACTTGCTTCCCGCAACACTTTAGCAGCCAGCAAGTATGGGATTTCCTGTGGGCTCTCCGAGAACACATCCTTGGTGTAAATAGAACTATGAAATCGTTTCGTGTTCTCGATTGCTCTCGCCCCGGCGTTCATGGCAAGCATGAGTTCTTCCGTGCGCTCGATGTATTCAGCCATTGTCAACCCTCCTGTTCCATGCCGAGATTGCGGTTTCTTCTGCCCAAGACTTTTTAAGTGCCCAAAATTTCATGTCGGCTCCGCACTTGCACTTGATCTCAGCACGCCAACCGTCATCACCAGAGGGGACACCATTGTACTTTGACCTGACAACGCCAATTTTTGTATTGCCACAGAACGGGCACGGTTTCAATTCAGTCATTGTCAGCCCTCCTCCACATAGCACCAGCTTTGCGGTGCTTTAGTAATCGCCGCTGGAATCATGCAATTTTCATCATAGATACAGGCTGTGCTTTCGTACCCGCTTTTGCTGCATGATTTGCATTTTTTCCAAGTGTGAAATTCTATCAGTTCCTTCGTCGTATCGTAGATTTTCAGGTTGGAGATATGCCACGCAAAGCAATTCTTCCCACCTGCGTATGTGTGGAGCTGCGCTTCTGTAAGGCACGCCTGATTGACAAGCTCCTTTTCTATACGGTGAAGTCCTCCGGTCAGCCTCTTCCAATCATCCGTGCAAACGTTATACAGGGGCGTGACACAATCACATACAAACTCCCCGATGACCGTTCCGCCAACCTCCATCTGTACCCATTTCCCATTGATGATATGGGGGGCAGTTACTTTTGTCCTGTAGACATAGCACTTAAACGGCGTTTCCAGCTTCGGACGGGTCTTTCGCACCTCGATCGTCTTATCGCCGTTGACGATCTTCTCGCACCACTTCGGGCGGATGCTCAGCATAACGGCCTTGCTCATTCGTTCCCATCCCCTTTCAGTTCGTCATACAACTCGCTGAACCGCTTATTCCACTTCCTTAGCCCGAAGAAACTGTACACGCCCAACACAATCCACAGTCCGCTGGCGATGTTTTGCAACAGGTTTTCCATCATTCACCCTCCGCATCGCAATCTTCAAGCATCACTTTTATTGTTGCGATGTTCGCCCGGATAATGTCCATTGTCACATCACTTTGGATGTGGTGTGCAAAAACTGCCTTGTCTGTTGCATCAGCGTTATAGTATCCGGTAAATGTCTCACCATCCGGGGAAGTTGCTGCAATGCACAGGCACGCTGGCTTAAACTCGGAAATAACTTTCAGGGATTCTTCCAGCCACTTGGAATACGGTTGCTTTGTGATATCGTTCATTCACTCCACCTCCTGCAACGACTGCACAGCAATTGCTACTGCCTCTGACATCCCATCACTGGGAGACCACGCATATTTGTCGCACAAGGTAGAGTAGTCTGCATACAACTGCACTAACATAGCAGCAGCTTCTTGTTTTGTCATTTCAATCCACCTCCTAACATCCGGCCCCAACGCCATCCATATTGTCAACCTCCTATCTCTTGTGATTCTTCCCCCGCTGGGCGCTCCGCCACCCGCGCTGGAACATGGACTTCCTCCCGGCTGTAAGTGCGCCTACAGTAGTCCCATTGTCCCGCTCCAGCCGCTGGGCTTCATATTCCCGGAACGCCTCGCAGCTCTTCCGGCAAGCCCCGCAGGGGAGCCTGTCCGGGCACTCTTTTACGCAGGGGCTTTTCATCCGGCCCACCTCACGATCTTTTCCCGCACGCCCCATTGGAGTGCATCCTCGTGGCTGTCAAAATACAGATCCAGCCGATTCCCGGCAATGGCGCCGCCGGTGTCCTGCACGGTGTATGTGTGGCCGTCCAGTTCTATTTCCGTGCCCATCGGCAGCACATCTGGGTCTGCGGCCACCGTCACGCCCTGGGTGGCTTTTGCGCCGGTGGCTGTGTAGCCATTTGCGTACGCCCCACAGCATTTTTCACAGGGGCAGTACGCAGTGACGGTGAATGTCTGTTCCTTCGTCTGCGCGGCATCCTGTTGGCGGGTTTGTGGCATTACTTCCTCCATCTGCGGCAAGTCGGCGGCCTTAGCGTCTTTTGCGTCTCCGCCAAGTTGCCACCCCATCAAAAGGCAACACCCTGCAAGTAAGCCAACCGCCAGCCACATCAAGTATTTCTTCATGTTCTGCCCTCCATTGCGTCAAACAGAGATATGCCCTCGGTCTCCTGCGCTCCGGTTTCTGCCAGTCTTTCTGCCTGTGCGCAATTCTCTGCCGCAAGGTGGAAATAGCTGGACTTGAGCTCTACGCCAATGTGCCTACGACCCATCAGGATGGATTGGTAGCCTGTAGAGCCTATCCCATCGAAGGGGTCCAGCACAATGTCCCCGGGGTTGCTCCACAGCTCCACGCATCGCTCGATCACAGGCAGCTGTAAAGGGCAGATATGCCGCTCGTCCTTTTCCTCCTTTGCCGCTTTGCGATTGAGCGTGTCGCTTTGGTTGATGTCCCACCATGTGGGGGACGCGTATTCCTCCCAAATCGGAGATGCCACCTGCTGCCACTTGCTCACGGGATATGTGTCATCCGTGTGGCTGACGCGCTCCGGATTGTCTCCAGGCTTGCGGAATGTCACCACATAGTCCGGGATGCCCATCCGGCTCATGCAGGAGTCTTTCTTGATCTGCTTATGCAGTAGTCCCAGTGCCTTGGTGCGCTGCATGGCGGTTACGGGATTCTTCCAGATGCACACCTCGCTATGGTAAATAAATCCCAGCGACTGCATCCAGCGAATCACATCGCCCCGGAAATCTCGGATACCGATATAGCCGTCCCGCTCCTTACTGGTATGCAGGTTCATGCAGTGGATGCTTACATTCCGCCCGGGCATCATCACGCGATACCATTCGCGGCCCAGGTACATGTACTGCTCGGCAAACTCCTCATAGCTCCGGCAGTTGCCCATATCCCGGTCGCTGTTCGAGTATGTATACAGGCTGGCAAAGGGAATGGATGTGACGGAGTAATGGATGCTGTTGTCGGGAATGCCTTTCAGCACCTCGCAGCTGTCGCCGTTATATACTGCGTATTTGCGTCCGATGGCTTGATCTAAGACATTCATGCGCTTATCACCCAATCCGGGACGATCATCGCAATCTGCGGGTCATAGGGGATCACGATCCGCTCCTGCCCCCGGATATCCTTTCTCAATATTTCCTTGGTATATTGCACCATGTTTTGCTTCATCTCGGCGGCTTGCTGCTCTTTGCGCTCCACATTGGCCTTTACAGCCCCCTCTGCCGCCGAAGTGACAATATGCACATTTACGGGCCGCTTTTGCCCGAATCGGTAACACCTGCGAATTGCCTGGTACATTTGCTCGTAGCTGTCGGACAGCCCCACAAAAATCATGTTGTGGCACTGCTGCCAGTTCATGCCAAATCCGGCAATGGATGGCTTCGTGACCAATACGCGCAGGGCTCCATTTGCAAATCGGATCAGCGCATCTTCCTTCGCCTCCGGTTTATCGCTGCCGCGTACCTCCTCGCTGTTGGGGATGCATTCAGCCAGCAATTCGCTTTCGGCGTTCAGGTCACACCAGCACACCCACTGCTCATCCGGGTTTTGCGCGATGATCTCCGCCGCTTGTTCGCACCGTTCCCTCAGGCTGGCCCGCCGCGCATCCCGCCGTTCCGTGAGTGTTTTTGCAATCTCACCGCCAAACAGGCTATATTCGCCGCCGGACTTTACTTCCACGATATGTTCCGTCATGTTCAGGGGCGGCAATATGTATCCGTCATTGGGATATCCCAAATCCCCCGGGCATGTCAGCACCACGGCCCAGGTGGACACCCATTCCCAGAACCTATCCTCCGCATGCACTTTGAGCCGCCATTTGCTGGTGTCGCCGCCGTCGTGGATGAAGTAAGTCGCCAGCATCTCTGTGCGGCTCATAATGCCAAGGAACTCCACTTGGTTTCCGAGCTCCATATAATCATTGGGTGAAGGGGTAGCCGTGCAGGAAAGCCGGTAAGGCGTATCCTTGAACATTTCGATGATTTGGTTCCGCATCTTGCCGGTGTAATTCTTCAGGATGCTGGATTCGTCCAGCACCACGCCTGCGAAGGATCTCCCATCAAAGTGCTGCAGCATCTCGTAGTTTGTGATGTTGATTCCCGGTGTCACATCGGCCTGTGTCCGGCAAATTGCTGCGGAATACCCGAACTTCTGCGCCTCTCGCAGCGTCTGCGCACCCACCGTCAGCGGGGCCACAATCAGTACAGGCCTCCCCTCTCGTTTTGCCACCTGATCGGCGAATTCCAGCTGCTGGATGGTTTTCCCGTTGCCGCACTCCTCAAACAGCGCCGCACGGCCCTTGCGCAGCGCCCACCGTGTGATGTCCTTTTGCCATTCGAACATGTATATGTTCATCGCAGGCTTGTCCACCTCAAATCCGCAGGAGGGCGGGATGTGCTGCTTTCCTGCAAGGAAATCTTCATACTTCACCATTCCACCGTCACCTGCCCTTCATCCGGCAGCAATACCCGCAGATTCGCCAGCAAGGCTTCCCGGTCTCCGCTCATCTCCAGCCGGGCATGCAGCAGCTTTACGCCGGTATTCGGTTTTTCGGCTTTCGGCGCATCGGAGATGATGCGGCTTCCCTCAACCTGCGCATCTGCCGTATGTACGGCCACCTCATCCGCGTTAGCCCACTCTGTAACTTTGCTCTGCCACATTTTTTCGTTCCGGCCACCGCGCCGGAATGGCGCACCTACTAATTCCGCCTCGCGGCGTATCGTTGCATCACAAGCGTTCATTTCCTCCGCCAGCCATTTGGCCGTGCCACCGAAAGATTGCATGTTGCGGAAAAATTCGCGTTTCAGATCCTCCGGCATTGCCTTAAATTCCCGCCACGGCATAGGCCGCGTGATATTATAGCTTTTCACTTCTCCGTTTTTCTCCTTCCTCTGCTTTTCGGTTAGGGTGTCGCTGGGGAGCGCACACCCGCCACGTTTTCTGTTGATGTGAGCAAATGCCCCTCGTGCCACACGCTTTTTCTGCATGCAGTCGTAATCAAAATCATTCACTCGCACGGCCTCCTCTCGTCCGCCTCAAATTCCGGGCAGCGAATCACATGGTAAGAATTGGAGTTTCGCCCTCTTATAGGGTTTGTTTTAATCGCAGTCCAACCATCCACAGGCTCAAATTTTTTTGCCCAGGTGCACCCTCCGAATGCGTTCTTGCATTCCCAGCAAAGGGTCTGTTCGTAGCGTGTTTTTCTCCGCTTTGCTCGCCGCCACCTTTCTCGGGTGCAATCTGCGCACGCCTTCCGCAGCTTGCTTTTTATGTAAAACTGCGTCTCCGGCTTTTTGAGGCCGCATACGGGACAAAGAAGGATTTCAGCGTTTTCCATCTTCCGCGTCCTCCTTCTCCAGGATAAATACCTCCGTCCGTGGGTTATCCTTGTCGTACAGCACCCGACTCCCGTCGTGGCTAACGATAATGCCGCTGTGGTCGTCCTTGAGCACACCGGCCCTTACCAGCACATCGTCGATGGATTCCAGCAGATTTGTCAAATCCACTCGCCGCCGGGTAGGCATATAAAACAGGCATTTGACCTCCACAGGCTCCTCAATGGGGCGCTGCACTCTGGCCCTTTTGCAGTGCCATACAGCTTCCGCCTCGTAGTCCTGGTACTGATTGGACGGCATGATAAACGGCTTCCCAGTTTTGCTGCTGTGCATGATCCGCATAGAGTTTTTCTTTGTGACGGGTGCCAGCGGCACCGTGATCTCAATCATCGTCTCCCTCCCCTATTGGTACGGCCACATACTTGGGCCGTCCTTTGGTACGCTTGCCACCGTACACGGCCCTGTAGATCGTCCGCCAGCTGACGCCGCAAATGTTGGACAGCTCGATAATAGATTCCGAAACGGCATCCGGCAGCTCGTACTTGTCCCGGCTTACTCGCATGTATACCGTCATACGCCCCTCACTCTCTCCAGCAGCTCCTCCACGGTCATCTGTCCCGGCACCTGCATGGCCTTTGCAAGCATGCTGTATGTGGACAGCTCGTCCAGAGCCCGCTTGCGATACATGTCCAGCAGCGCCTTCTTGTCCTCGTCGGTCTCGGCAAGGCGGTATCCGCCGTCCTTCAGCGCCACAATGGGCACCCCCTGCCGCCGCTGCGCCCGGATCATTCGCCGGTTCTCTCTGTCCGGCATACCGGTCAGTGCTTCAAGGTTTTTCCGGGTGTATGTAATGCCGGGGATCATCTCAAAGTGTCCCGTCATCTTTCATCCTCCCTGTATTTTTCGTCCAGCGCCGTGCAGATCGGGCAGTTCCAGTAAGAGCCAAAGCAGTAGCGCTCCATGTGCGCAGAGCACTCCGGAGGCGTCCGGAATCTGGTGACCATCTTGGCCGCATCAGGCAAGATCGCCTTGCAGCCCAGTTCTGTCCTTCCGTCGTCATTGCGATAGTATGGGCATTTCACATGCACCCGCCGCCAGCTGCTTTTTACTGCCATCACTTGCCCTCCAGCGCCTTCATTCCGCCCGCTATCTGCGCCACCACCGCCTTGACATCCTCCGGCAGCGCCGCATACTCTTTTCGCTGTGCCGCCCGCACTCGGTAGGCGCGCTGGAAATTGCTGGCCACCACGCTGTGCAAACTGTCGCTGTCCATGAGTGCCCAGCTGCGAATCTGTTCGGGGCTGCCCACGATGCGCCGGATGTCCTCCGGCAGCTTGGCAAACTCGTCCTTCGCCCCCCATACACCGTTGCGTACCGCTTTGGCCACAAGCCCCCATGCCTCTTGTTCGGTCATTTCCTGCGTGTCCGTCAGCAGCCGGAGCTTTTCCTTCACCTGCCCAATAACTGGCGGGAACCCCTTGCTGTCCGATGCGATCAGCGCTTTCACGGCGGCGGCTACCATCCGGTAATCATCCTCGGCAAACATCTCCGCCCAGAGATTTACGATCCCCTCGGCGTCCTTGCGCGTCATGTCGCGATAGAAGGACGGGTAAGACGCTTTCAGCACGGCCATGATCTTCAGCGTTTCGTCAACCGTCATGCGCCCCGCCCCTTTCGTGCAGCATGTCCAAAAAGACATTGCTGCTCTTGCCGCCATCCGGCGCCTTTTTGAGTCGGTCAAAAATGATACCCCGCCAGTTGTTGCTCATGCATTGCCGGATCAGCTCTATGACCGCAGCGTCACCGTACCTGTCGGCGTTGTTTTTAACCTCGGAGATAAGCGATTTAAGCCCCTGTGGCTTGTAAGGCTCCCGTTTCTCGGCCTTGTATTGCAGCCAGTCCTCCACAGCACCGCGCAGGACAGGCGAAAGAGAGACGAGGCCGTCGGGGGGGACTATAGGGGGAGAGCATTCGCTCTCCTTCTCTCTCTCATTCTCCCCCTCTTTCTCTTTCTTGCTCTCTTTCTTGCTTGCGGCTTTCCCTTGCTTGCGCTTTGCTTCGGCTTGCTTCCGATTTGCTTCCGATTTGCTTTCAGCTTGCTTGCTCTTACCGCCATTTCTCCCGCTTTCTGCTTTGCGTCTGCTGGCGTCAATGTTAGGCCGCACAAGCTCAAATGCCACAGCCACGGAATCAGGCAACCCATCCAGATCCGGTTCCTTACCATATAGCGCATAGTCTTTTACGACGTCATAAAACTCGCATCTGTCGGTTTTTTTGCGAATGCGCTCTGCGGCTTTTGCAAAAGATGCGAAAAACGTAAATTGCGTTCTTTCCACCTACTCCACCGCCTTAAAAAGGAAGGTCTCCGTCTTCCTCCATTACCTCCTCGAAGGTTTGCACGGGCTTCCCCTCCGGCGCGTCCTCCCGCTTGCTGTCCGCAAAATACAGGTGGTCGGCATTGATCTCCGTGGCAGTGCGCTTGTTGCCGTCTTTGTCCGTCCACTTGCGGGTCTGCAATCGACCGTCCACCACGACCATGCGGCCCTTGGTGAAGTATTTGGCCGCAAACTCTGCGGTGCCGCGCCAGGCCACCACGTCGATGAAGTCCGTCTCCTTGGTGCCGTCAGCGTTTTTGAAATCCCGCTCCACCGCCAGGGAAAAGCTGGTG